GTGATCCTAAGAAATTATGTAGTACCTTCCGCGCCAGAATAAGTAAGACGTATACTCGTCAATTAGCTAGTACTGATACGGCGGTGACTTATATAAGTGGAGCTCCCGATTTTATGGATCTCTCTGCTTATCTGTTTCCAACAAGCGTTAAGACCAACACCGAATGCCAATTTTTACGGCGTTTGAGTTGCGGTACCACCAATGTTTGTGTTGTCGGTTCTCAAATAGTTAACAACACTTATCGCTATGCCACAGCTTATGATACATATGAAGGGCTGTGTGGTGCTGTCTTACTTTCCGACTCTAAGACCAAAGGAATTATGGGTATACACATAGCGGGTGTACCAAGCTCCAAACTTGCTAAGGCTTCGATAGTCACCAAGGAATTGGTTGATAATGCGTGGCGTGAACTTAGTTTAGTAAAGGGTGTAGTTCCGATGGCAAATCAAGCTGATATGTCCGATACGATATATGATATGAAATTCTTGAATTCCGATAAAGTTCATCCGAAGAATCCTGTCAACTTCCTTCCCGTTGGAAGCAATGTTCAGGTCTTTGGTTCGTGTGTCGGCATGTCCACTTCTGTTTCCGAGGTTACTGATACTGTTATTTCCGTTGACGTGAATGCTGTTACGGGCGTATCTAATACATTTGGTCCTCCGAAATTTAAGGGTCCTAATAATGAAGGGACTTGGTGGCCGTTCCGCGAAGCTTTATTAAAGTGTAGTGTGACTTCACAAGGAGTTCCAGGGAATCTGCTTGAAAAATCATACCGTGATTACATTGAACCGCTGCTTGATATTGCGGCGGATCCGAAGATGGAATGGGTAAATACCAAACCATTGACGGAGTTAGAAAACGTATCCGGTAGGGATGGAATCAAATTCATCACGGCTTTGGACGCCAATACATCTGTAGGGTATCCATTATCGGGAGCCAAAAGTAAATACATGACGGATTTGACTGACGAGGAATCGATGAGCACCCATCAGTGCCCTCGTGCGCTAGATCGTATGTTCTGGGATGAAGCATATAAGATGGAGGAATTGTATGCACAGAATAAACGCGCCTATCCCATATTTAAAGCCTGTCTCAAGGATGAGGTGAAAGCTAAAACTTCTACTAAGGTTAGAGTCTTTCAATCCGCTCCTATGGCACTACAGTTGATGGTTCGGAAATACTATCTACCTGTAGCGAGATTATTAAGTGTCAACCCTATACGTTCCGAGTGCGCTGTTGGTGTAAATGCTATTGGACCCGAATGGCAGCAGCTCACAAGTAAGATTAGGAAGTATGGGAAGAAGAATATATTGGCTGGAGATTACAGTAGTTATGATTTGACTATGTCTCCTCAGTTGATGTATGCAGCCTTTGGTATCATGATTGATTTGGCAGCGAAGATGAATTATTCGGAGCGAGATTTGACTATCATGAGAGCCATGGCTTCTGATATTTGCCACCCCATGGTAGCGTATCAGGGAACCCTAATTGAATTATTAGGTTCCAATCCTTCAGGACACAACTTAACGGTTTATATTAATTCTATAGTTAATTCGTTGTTAATGCGTTGCGCTTATTTCCACATACTCGGACTCGATGCAGGACCCTTCCGTGATTTTGTTTCACTCATCACATATGGAGACGATGTCAAGAGTTCAGTTAAGGATTCCATTAAGGATAAGTTCAACCATATAACTTATGCGGCGTTTTTGAGAGACGTAGTCGGAATGGGGTTCACCATGCCCAATAAGACTGATGTACCTATACCTCTTATGGAAGACGAAGCAGCGGATTTTCTGAAGCGTAAGAATATTTATTTACCAGAACTAGGTCAATATGTTGGAGCACTAGATCAAGACTCCATCTTTAAATCATTACATTGTACCATGACTTCCAGTGCCTTGACGCCACGGCAACAAGCTGCACAGAACATAGATAACAGTTTACGGGAGTGGTATTATCATGGTCGTACAGTTTTCGAAGGTAGACTGGCTCAAATGCGAGAGGTTGCTAAGCGTACAGACTTAGTGCACTTGTGTAATTGCTTGGACTATCCTTATGATTATTGGACAACGAAGTGGTTAGAGAAATATCGACCCTTACCAGAGGGGGAGACCCGTCCCCTCCCTTTGTTGGATCTAGAGTGGCGGGGAAAAGGTGATGCACATATCGCCTCCGAGGAAGCCTATGTATAGGTACGGGAAATAAAAATGTGACTTAAATCTATGGTTACCAACGAACTTTTTGGTTACAGCTATCCCATGTAGTTCTAAAGGCTTGATTTTTGCGAACTCGACCCCCGTGTCGGACCTCTATTTAGGGGAGCTATTCGTTCGTAGCAAAATTGGCTGGGTTAGTGCAAGATTGAGTACACTCGCACAATATCCTAAATCGTACTTACTACAAATCTAACTAATACCACTATGCATGTCAGCGATGCTAATAATAAAAGTAGTGTAGAACAGGTCACTACTTTCCTTGATGCTAATCCATCTTGGTCCGCTGAAGTTCCTGCCACCATGCCCCCTATGTCTACAACGTTCGACAATTCCGATGCAACCTTGAATAATTTCTTTTCGAGGCCTATTCGTATTGCTTCTTACACGTGGAACATAAATACTGACTTATATCAACTCTTCGATCCATGGACCCTTTATTGGGAAAATGCTGTAGTGAAGAAGAAAATTGCCAATTATGCCCTTATGCGGTGTAAGATGCATATTTCTGTCAAAGTTAGTGGGGGACCCTTTCATTATGGTAGTTTGTTGATGCACTACCATCCCTTTACAATAACAGAAGAGAGAGATTACTGGTCAACCAATAGCGGTGTTCCAACTAACAAGTTGATCCAAGGCTCACAATTACCTCACCTGTATATCGATCCTACCGAAAGTGCTGGGGGAGATATGACACTACCATTCTTGTACCATAAGAATTATTTTGATTTGATTGAGAAGGAATATAGTAAAGCAGGAT